AGATAGCACCGGGGTTCAACGATTTGATACATCGAAAATTATTCCCGGTAATTTTCAAAGCACCTTTTCAAATAGCATGACTGGTGCAGATATTGGCGCAAAAATTGCTGATTTACCACCTGAAGACGTCAATAATCTTATGAAGCAAATGTCACCAGATCAACGCGGTCAACTGCTAACCATGGTGCCAGATACCGGTGTTGTACTACCACAAGTATCTAAATTTTTAACAAGTTTAAGTGACAAGGATAAAGTTGCAGTATTTACATCTGCTGCAAGTATGGATGCAACTGAAGCGCTAAATAGTATGACAAATGATGAAGTTACGCAAATGAGTGCGGTGCTTCCAACGTTAAGTGGTCCTGATGCAACTGGAGTATTATCCGACTTTAATGATAAAGACGTAACATCACTACTAAATGGTATGGAGCCAGATGATGTTGGTAGTATGTTAAAAGATATACCAATTAATGATTTTACTGATTTAATTAATCGTGCACCACTTGCTGATTTAATTGATGTATTCTCAAATATGTCACCTGAATTATTGGGAGCTGATCTTGCACGTATCCCAGATGAGGAGCTTAATAACTTCTTAATGAGCATGCCAAACGAAACAATGATGAGTTTGTTGGATAAAATACCTGATCAAGATAGGGCAGCGATATTAACAAAAATGAATGGACCTAGAGCTGCATCATCATCAGCTGCATTAATAGCCGCATATCCATTGAGAATACCAAAACACGAACCATGGATTAGGTCAGATAATAAATCTAATACTGACATGACTCAGAAATATACAAATAATGAGGCTGAAATTGGACGGACTCATAAAACTAGAAATAAGTATTGGAGTAGGTAATGGCACAACGGCAAACAGTTAACACTCTGGGTATCGATCTTTCATCGCTTATAGCGACACCAACAGTAAAAGGTACTAATACCAAATCAACTAGTATATTGAATGGTACTAATAACCTTAACTATAACGGTACACTATATAGAGGCTGTTCTACTATCGATTTTAATTCAGGTACAATTAAAAAAGGTGTGTTTCCAGCTACTAATACACAAGGACTAACATCGCCTATACCAGCAAATTATAATATTGAAAATCCCGGTAATAATACATTTACCCTTACTGATGTTAGTCTAGTTGAACGGAATATATTAAATCATATTAATACAATAAAAGGTAGTCGAGTAATGATGCCTGGGTTTGGATCCATTATTCCTGAATTATTGTTTGAGCCGTTAGATGATGAAGTAGTGATTCAGGTTGAAGATGAACTTAAAACAATTATTGCGTATGATCCACGCGTTCAATTATTAAAAATTAAGTCAACTAAAATACCAAATACTAACACGTTAAATGTTGCAATGATGTTAATGTACATTGAATTAAATGTTACTAAAAATATGGACTTTAATTTAGAATTCAGTGCATAAATAATCAATTATACCTTAGAGTTTACAGCAATGAAATTATACGAAATCGCAGTTCCAGATGTAGATATTGCTAAATTAAAGCAGTTATGTGCTCCTTATATTGAAGTATTAAAGCATACTGACGGTGCTCCATTATTTCGTGGATATAAAGGTAGTAGATTTACCAACGTTGAAGGTTTTAATGTAATAGAACCTAACTTAAATAGAGTTCCGGTTGATACCCCTCGAGTGCTACACGATGCACTAAATCAATCGTTTAAGCGTGCTTTTGGTTTTCCATATCGCAATGGAGTTTTTGCTTCTAGCAGTTATGATGATGCACGTTATTACGGGCCGGTTTATGCAGTGTTTCCAATTGGCGAATTGCACTATATTTGGAGCAAACAAATTAGTGATTTATATGTTCAATTGGATAAAACCTTTGACTTTGAGACACTTGAAAGCTCTAAACAATCATTAATAAATGCTGTTGCTAGCATAGCTGATGCGTATCAAAATAATGAATTGGATAAAGCTATACAAACAGGTCATGAAGTTATGCTTAACAATAAGTGTATTATGATTCAAAATTATGGTATGATTAAAGATGCGGTGATGTCGTGAGATTACATGAAGTTATAGATGCAACTGATTTATCACATATTGTTGAAACTATTAGACAGCATTGTGGACCGTATATTGAAATACTAAAGCAAAATAACGGTGATTGCTTGTTTAGAGGTAGTAATAGCGGTAAAGCCTATCCAGGTCATATTAACTTAATTAAACCTAGATTAGATAGAACTCCATTAGATACGCCTAGATTAATACATAAGTTTTTAAATCAAGAGTTTCAAACAAAATTTCATTTTCCGTTCCGTAATGGAATATTTGCCACAGGTAATCAACCACGTGCAGCTGGATATGGTTCCGTCAGCGTAGTGTTTCCAGTAGGTGAATTAAATTTCATCTGGAGCCCTAAGATAGAAGATCTGTTTGCTGTTGTTGACACTACAATTGCTAACTTGGGAGATGGTACAGCGTTTGATTCAGATGAGGATCGTTTAGATAATACTTTACCTGTTAGTGACTACAACAATAAGCTGCTGCTTGATAAACTCAATCAATATATTAATACCTATACAAATAAAGATTTACTTGCAGCTACTGCCAGTGATCACGAAATAATGTTTGCAAATGATTGCTATATGGTTAGTATCTATGATTATGGAAAAGTAGTTCAGGAGTTAACAAAATGAAACTAAATGAAATTCTTAATAATGATAATCATAGCATCGATGAAATTGTAGCAATATTAAAACGTGATTGTGCTCCAATTATTGCGGAGTATAATAACGTTGGGGTGCCATTATCTCGAGGAATACAAGATAGCAATATACCACCAATGACCGTTATTCATCCATCACTAGATAGTAGAAGTCCTAAAGATACTAATATAACGGTTCATAATTATATTAACAATTACTTTACTAAGCATGCTGGGTTACCATTCCGTAATGCGATCTTTGCAACCTCTGATTGGGAAGTTGCAGAAGTTTATGGTGAAGCATATGTGTTGTTTCCTATTGGACCATTAAAGTACTTGTGGAGCCCTCAAGTAGGTGATTTGTACGATACAGTGTCAAAGCTCGAATCTAGTAAAGATGCAGATCCAGCAAAAAAATATGATCAACAATTCTATCAAAAATTAGATCAATATCTTTCAACATATATATCTAAGAACCTCCACGCAGCATTAGAAGATGGTAGTGAAGTTATGATCGCTAATAACTGTTACGTGGTCACAATGGACTTATGGTTTGATCATTTAGAAGAGGCACTCTCATGAAATTATATGACATATTATCAGAAGGAATCTACGACAAAGGTATTTTTAAGTGCTTATTCCTAGGTGGTATTCCTGCTAGTGGAAAAAGCACAATCGTGAAAGATATTATTCAAGAACTAACTGTATCACATAGCATTAAACCACGTGTATTAGATTACGATAAATTTTATGAATACTTGAGCAAGAAGCATGATGTACCTATTAGTACAAGCGCTGAAGTTGAAGCTCCAGGAGCAGTATCAATTCAAAATAGAACTAAAGAGTTAATGTCATCACAACTTGAGTTATACCTAACCAGTATGCTACCAGTTATTATTGACACTACTGCATCTAATGTTCATAGTACCATCGTACGTATGCGTAGACTACGCCAATACGGTTATGATGTAATGATGTTATATAAAGAATCTGAATTAGAGCGATCATTAACTCGGGCTGAATCACGTAGACGTTTTGTGCCACCAGAGTATATTAAAGATACGCACGAATCAAAACCTAGAACGATTGAAAAGATGCAAAAAGTGTTTAATAATGCACACTATCCGTTGCAAATACTAGGTGTAGATGAGGAGGTGGCGACTGTAATGCCTGCTATAGTACAATTCTTTACTAGTCCAATACGTAATCCTATTGGCTTGCAGCAGGTTGATAGTCTAAAATCTGCAGAACGTAAATATATTATACGTGGGCAGACTCCTCCAGTTGATTGGTATGGAAAATATTAATGAATTTTTCCAAATTGATGTTCAAATGATGCTTCGTCGTATAGCACAGATTGAATAGTACCAGATCCAGTAGGCCATACAACTACGTATTCACCTAACGCAGCCTCTTCTTCACCTACATATAATGATTTTGAACCATCATATATAAGAGTGTTTTCTAAATTAAATTGAGCCGTCATATCATAAATGGCTTGATAGTTATTACCATTCCATTTTACAGCAGTTACCGTGTGCTTAAAAGCGTATTGCATACATAGCTCCATAAATCTAAAGTGTATATTATATATTTATTCCATATAACATGCACGTATAACTTGATTTATAATTGCAGGTGTACTATAATATTATTTTTTTTTATCGTGGTGATTATTATGGACACAAATCAAAAAGTAGAGTGGTTGCAAATAGAATTCCCTAAGTTGTGGAGTGATATGGAGAACAGTAATCACCATTTTAATGCAACTACATTAAACCCATATCACCTAGAGGGTCGTGTGAGTACTCATACACTGATGGTGGCTAAAATAGCTGAATTATATAATGAAGATGATATTGTACAATGGGCTGCATTGCTACATGATATCGGCAAACCATCAGCTCGTATCGAGATTCCAGAAAAAACACGTGCTAGATTTGTACAACATGAATCGATTAGCATGTTTTTAGCGATTGATATATTAAATAGAACAGATATGTCAACAGAAGATAAAATAATGACTCTGCGTACTATAGCTGGTCACAGTTTACTATTTGATTTAGTATTAATTGAAGATAATGACCTCGTGCTAGATGAAAAAGCTCTTACTATCTTTGAAGGTGAACGTACGTTTTTATCGTATGTTAGTCGAATTACTCGATGCGACACACTCGGTAGATTTGCAAAAGGTGCTGATGCTCGAACTAAATTAGGTGAATTAATAGTTAACCGCACACAAACAATTGTTGATCGGTTAGTTGATAAACCTGATATTAATATTACTAAAAATAGATTAACTATACTATGTGGTCTACCTGGTAGCGGTAAATCTTCATACATTGAAACGTTACCTGCAGATACAATTGTTATCTCCAGAGATAACGTGCTTGAAGCTATTGCAGCTCGTATGAACATTACATACAATGAAGCGTTTCACTTACAAGCTAATGATAAGCAAGTTAAAACCGCTATCGATGATGAAATTGCTAGAGTAGTTCAGTCCGCTAAATCAACTAATGCAAACGTGGTTGTCGATATGACTAATTTGAGCAAAAAATCAAGACGTCGTTGGATTGGTCAGTTTGGTAAACATTATAGAGTTGAGTGCATACTATTTTTAACTGGTATGTCAGAACTTGCACGGCGCAATGAAATTAGAAGTCAAGCTGGTAAATCTATAAGTGATGATGTATACTTACATATGATGAAATCGTTTACACTACCTATGTATAATGAAGGAATATCTCGCATTGAATATAGGTTATTTGAAGGGAATACAAATGCAACAACACATTGACGGTATTAATAATCTAACTAATTTATATGATGAATCGCTGAGAGCTAGAGCACTGCAATGGCTTGACCGGTATACAGACGCATCTATCACACGTATCTGTACTACTGAGGACGGGTGCATCTGTATTGAATATAACTTAGATGATTTATACCATCAATGTGTCGTATTTGAGACAAAAAGACTTATCATGTGGAACACGGTAGGTAACGTTCGTAAGAATTATCGCAGAGTACAATATTTAACTTGACTTAACACTATAATTGTACTATAATATTATTTTAAAGCAATCAATTAAATCAAAAGGTGCATAAATGACTTTTCCAATTATTAATAATATCAACGACTTACTACCACATATCAGCGATAAGTCTGAAATTAACGTAGTTACACATGAAAATGGTTGTACAGTAATTAGCTATATGTTTCAAGATCGAGATACATTTGCCGGTGAAAACGCAGAGTGGGCTCGTGAATGTAGAGGTATCACATTTGACGCAGAAGGTAATGTTGCATCGAGAACATTTCATAAATTCTTTAATGTAAACGAGCGTCCTGAAACAAAAGAAGAAGTTATTGACTGGAATGATATTCAATCAACTTATGATAAGCGTGATGGGTCAATGATTTCACCTGTACGCATTAATGATAAGATTGTTTTTAAAACTAAAAAGAGTTTTGATAATGAAATTAGTCAGAACGTAAACGCTATATTTAATGATGAGTCTCCTGAATATCGATTAAGTGAGTATCTATTAACTCAAGAAATTAAAGCTACTCCAATTTTTGAATATACCGCACCTAGTAATCGTATTGTATTAAAATACGATGAAGTAAAGCTAACATTATTAGCTGTACGTGAGAATATTACTGGTATGTATTGGACTTATAGTGAGCTTCTTGAGCTATGTAATAAATTATTTCGTACTATCAACCTAGTAGATAGATTTTCAGTTGATACTAATGATGTAAATTGGCTAGGAAAATTAAAAGATGTACTAGCCTCAGCTGAAAATTTTGAAGGCTATGTTTTTGAAACAAGTACAGGTGAGCGATATAAATGGAAATGTGCTTGGTACGACTTACTACATCATAACTGCACATTTACAACTGAACGTAATATCGCGGAAATGGTTGCAGATGAAAAAGTAGACGATTTTAAAGCTTATTGTGTCAGCATTGGTGATACAGAACTGTTTAATAAAGTAGAAGCTATTGAAACCCGCGCGGTTAACTTATTACGAGATCTTACACTTGCAGTTGATGCTACAGTAGTAATTGATAGTGGGCTAGAAGTTAAAGATTTTTGCTTAAAGCATAAAGATAATCCATTGTTTCATTTAATGATTGCTGCATTTAGGCATAAAGAAGTTAACTATATTGATTACTTTAAAAAGTACGTACTAAATATTGAATTTAGTGCAGACACCATTTGATTTTTATGTTAAAATATACTACAATAGTATTTTAAATCAATTATAAAGAGGTTTAGAATGCTTTGTAGTATATGCGGAGATGATACCGCGGTATCGTTTGAAGATCTAGAGATTTTTGAACATAGAGGTGTAGTTAAAGAGCTACCGTCGTATTTTAGTGAGTGCGATCAATGCGGTTTATTTGCTACACAGTTACAAATAAACAAAAATGCTGCAATTACTCGTAAGTTTCATGAAGATGTAAATAAAATGTTCTTACGTTATGCAAACGTTATTTTTTAAATGGTGAATACTATGGTAGTTAACGACCAAAACTTAAATAGTAAAATTAGTAGATCTGCTATGATATCAGAACTAGAACTTAAACAAATTATGTCCGATCGCAGTATGTGTCACGCAGAAAGCGTTGCACGTGACACCCCATCTAAAAGTACTGCTCGTATGCAACAAGCGTTAGACTTTAAGTTTGATGAAATCTTTAGGAACAGTAAATGAATATTATAGTTGAAACATTGTTCGGTAGTCACTTGTACGATTTAGACACACCTAACTCCGATAAGGATTATAAGGGTGTAATTTTACCTACTGCTAGTGAAATTTTATTAGGTAAAGCAAGCTATCACGTCGACAAGAGCACCAGCAATCATTCTGGTAAAAATACTAAAGATGATATTGATCGTACATTTTACTCATTAAGTTACTTTATTGATCTTGCGTGTAAAGGTGAAACGGTTGCACTTGATATGTTGCATGGTGGTGTAGATAAACGTATTGTCACCAGTGATATCTGGGATTTTCTTGTGAGTAATCGCCATCGATTTTATACAAAATCAATGAAGTCATATATTGGATACGTACGTAAACAAGCAGCTAAATATGGCATTAAAGGCTCACGGATTGGTGAGTTAGAAAAACTCATTGACTACCTTAAAAACCACGACGCTAACTTAGTTGTTGAAGATATGTACTTTCCAATAAATGACTTTGGAAAGTGGATCGACTACAAAGGTAACAGATACTATGAATTTGCTGGTAGTAAGTTTCAAGACAATCTAAAAATTAAGTATATGCTAGATACGCTTGAAAAAATTTATGCAAATTATGGAGAGCGTGCTAAATTAGCAAAAGAAAATCTTGGAGTTGATTGGAAAGCTGTGTCGCACTGCTTACGTGCCGGATATCAAGCTCGAGACATCTTTACTAAAGGTTACTTTGAATATCCACTAGATGAAACAGATTTTCTGATAAAGGTTAAAGCTGGTGAGCTAGATTTCTTGACGGAGGTCGAACCAGAAATTGAACGAATCACTAAAGAAACATTAGCGTTATCAGATGAATCTACGCTACCGCAAGACGTAGATCGCGAATTTTGGAATACAGTTATTGAGACTATACATCTTGATATTGTAAAAAAGACATTGTAATGAATTGGAGACATTTTGATATGGGTATGTTTGACACTACAACGCTGCACTGCCCTAAATGTGGTACAGGTAACCAGATACAATCTAAAGGTGGTGATTGCGTACTTGCTGAATACGAACGCTTTGAACAGACACCCATTGATGTACTGGCTGGCCTATTAGAGGCTAATAAGGTAATTACATGTACACATTGTGATACACCTTACCGTGTAAAAGCTCAATTTAATGTTACAGCTACTAACATTGTGTCTGAATTAATTACTTGGATAGAAGAAACAGATAGTAGATTAGCTAATAAGCTTGCACCTACAGTTATTGATGATGCATATACTTTTGTACAAACATACTCATTATTTTCAATACCGTTAATGGCATCTATTGATGGTAATATTACGCTTATATGGAAACTAGCAGATAGTGATAAATTATCTGTTACCTTTACTGGTAACCAGCAATACAATGTGCAGCTCGTTGTTAATAATGAGTTACTGGATGATACATTGAACATAGATCAAACATTGCCGTCTTATGTTATGATACAGCTACCATGGATTAATCATTTTTCAATTCGCGATAATGATGTAGTAAGCCATATAGGTACCGCGTTTGCCAATAATCGAATAGCATCAGTTAACTTTCATCATACCCATGTAGTACTTAAAGATCTTGCTGATAAGCTAAGTGAAATTTATTCGGTATGGGATGAAAAATATATTTCATCCCATTTGTATTTTATTAACGCGGCTAGTATGGAATAACTAGCCAGCTTTTGACTTGAATAATTCAAGATTGTGAATAAGCGTATCGTGAACCCATGGAAACTTAACGTTGCGCTTAGCATAATCAAACAAGCTTACTGGGCTATCATTTAACGCAGATTGCTGATACGTGGCAAGATTTGTACGGACATTATTAAAATCTACTACACCGTTAAGCCATACTAACAATAACAATTTAACATCTGTATCGCTACGACCGTGCAAGAATTCATACAATGAGCGATCTGCAGCTTTTGATTCTAACAACCGTTGAAGTTTCTGACATAACTCACCAGATATTGATCTTAAAATAACACTCACTTTTTTAGTTTTATCATCTAATGCTTCTTCCAGAGCATCAATGTTGTAAATGCTCAGTAACTCTGATTTACGTTTCGTAAAATCATTATTGAAAATAGTATCTAGAACAACTAGTTTGTCTTTGTTTAGTAGCAGTACTTGTACTTGCTCACCATCGTGAATTAGTTCATTAGAGTCTGCAAACCCACTATAATTTAAAGCAAGTAGAATTTTAGCCCATTGTTGTTGATATCTTTCAGGACTTAACTCTTTAGCAATGTATTTTGTTAATTGCCAGAACGCTTCAAATGGTTGTTTGTATGCAATGCGCTCAAGTTCTTTATCTAGATTAACTAAATGTGAGTATCTATTTTTTAAAACATTAATATCGTTTTCTAAGTTTCTATATCTATCAGTAGCTAAGATTTCGTGTGGAAATTTTATGATATGAATATATGGGTGGTTGTTTGCATACGGATAATTGTCAAAGTTTTGATTTTGCTCAACATTATACTTAGCCCAAGTTGACTTTAGCGGGTAAGCATATATTCCGGCTGGAGCGTCGGTTGACTTAGTGCTAATCGGTGGCTTACTGTTTTTTGACATACTAATATAAACGGCAGCATCATTCTTATACGGTAGCAACTGCTCATACGCTGATCGTTTTGTTTTAGGTGCTGAAGATTCTTCAGCTTCAAATAATTCATATAATTTCATGGCAACTATTCATTTGTAGTGTAAATCGTATATTTATATCAATCATGTAGCATCTAAATTAGGAGACAACATATGTCGTTAACATCACTTAAAAACGAATTTGCAGAACTTGAACTATCCACCGTAATCTTATTAGATGAATACTTAGCTGCATATGAATTAGCGGTTAAGTATCAAGATCAATCAAAAATATTATATGATAAATATATCCAGACCAAAAACCTTAGAGTTCAGGCTCTGCATAGATTGCAGGATGCATGCGATCACGAGCAAGTAGAAGATCATATCTGCACTATATGTGGTGCAGACATTTAAAACAAATATAGGACAATATTATGTATATGCTAGTAGATAAAGATGATAACAGTATCCCATTTCATAACTACGATGAAGCGATTAATGCTATGTGTTTACATAATGCAATGAATGAAAATAATTTATGGAACATAATTGAGGTAGTTCACGAGGATGAGGTATCATGAATAAACCAAACTTTTATAAATTGCTAAGCTCCTATTTAAAGCTATTAGTAGTCTCGCCCGTGGGTGTTACTGTTAGTGAGTCTGATGTTAAACAAGTAGTAACTAACCGATACTTTGATCAGTTTGTTGAGTTCTTAATAGCTCAATGTGGTGAAATTGGATATAATGTTATCGTTAACGAGAAACAATACCATATAATTAGGGCAGAATAATGAAAATATATACCGGTAACTGGTCAAAGCATAGACCATTTTATGACTTTTTTGAAAAGCTTGGTATTTCAAATGAGTTAAACCATCAAATACATAACGGTTTAAAATGGCTTAAACTTATTGAGCGGGACCGTATCAACTATATTAAAGTTGATAAATGGGATACATGGAATGCTGATGATACACTAGCTACTATCATTGCAGCAGTTATGATTAAATTTAAAGATGAAGGTATCAACGGATATCCTCCATCATTTGATACTAAAGATTCAAATGGTTTAGATGAAATTGAAGGCTGGACGTATATAATTGATGAAATTATATACGTGTTTAGTAACTATGCAATGATGTGGGATCATGATGACGACTATATTGCAAATAAAGCACGCTTTGATAACGGAGCGCGCTTATTTGCAAAATATTTTACTCATCTGTGGGATTAACTATGCTTGCGCAAGTGTAGCCCAAACAGGTGTTGTGCCTGCGCTAGTGCAAATCATCATATTCTTTTTTTCAGAATTATAAAATAGCTGCCCCACAACTGGCTTCGTTGGGGCAGATGATGATGCAAAATGTTCCATTAGATGCAATACATTTGTGTTTAATTCCTTACCGTAATCTGGATATTGTCTACCAAAAAACGATAAGCTGGTACTAGTATCGTTACCTGTCTTATCAGCTATACTCGGAATTACAACTGTACCTGCATAATTTTTGACAGCATATGGTGTACTCATGCTTAGCTACCTACATGTTCAAATAATTGTGATTCTTTTTCACGTCGTGCAACTAAACCTTTTAGCACTTTGCCGTTTGATTTATTCCACTTGTGAAACTCTTTAGCTGCAGCCGCATAATCTTTAGCGTTTACTTTTTTAAGTAGTGTTGACGCGTTCAAGTTACCAATACCACAATTATACGCAAAACTGGTTAACGCACCTAATTGATTTTCAGTAAGAGGTACTTGTACCGCTTTTAATACTTTATCTTCAAATGTTTTAAGCACATCTTTAAAAAGTTTATCTGCTTCTTCTTGTGTGATTTTATCAGTCGCGTGGACAGCGCGTCCATCTGCGTAAAAAGTGTTACCCCACCCAATAGTCCAAAACTTTTTTCCAGGTGGTAGTGACTTTGAAGTTGCACATTCATACGCTTCAAGCTCGCAACTTTCATAGAATTTAATTAAATCTATTGATTCTTTGTTTATCATCGTTATGCTCCAGTACAAAACAATATTTATATAACTTAACATCTAGCTATTAAAACCGCTAAATAAGTAAAGTTACACAGGAACCGCTAACGCGCATTCAAATAAATATTATAATTAGTCCGAGCATCAGATAACTCTATGGCCATTACACTTTCAAAAGCAGAATCTTGGGACAAAATCTACCAAGCAAGTAAATTTATTAATTTTGCGTCGTTTGATTTTGCCGCAGTTAAACAATCGTTAATTGAGTATTTTAAACTGTATCATCCAGAATTTAATAACTGGATTGAAACAGACGAATTTGTAATGCAAATTGAAGCATTTGCGTATGTGTGTGAATTGTACTCGTATCGACTAGATATGATTGCAAATGAAAATTTACTATCAACAGCTCAACGCAAAGATTCTATACTTAAATTAGCTAAGTTTATATCGTATAATCAGTCTCGTAATATTGCGGGGACAGGGCTAGTAAAAATTACATCAATTAGCACTACTGAAGATGTATATGACTTTAACGGTAACAATCTAGCCAATAAGAAAATTACATGGAATGATGCTAATAATGCAAATTGGAAATCACAATTTTTTACGGTGATTAGCGCAATTATTAATAGCGATTTTGGTGATGTGGTACCTTCAAACCGAGTTCAAATATACGATCAAATATTTGAATTATATACAATTAAAAATATTCCGCTAACCAACGGTGTAATTAGCTATTCTGCAAAAGTTGCAAATAATAATATTCCGATGGAATTAGTGTCTGCAGAATTGAGTGAAGCTGGTCCATCAGAGCAGCGTCCAAATTCAAATAATAAGTTTAATGTGATATACGGTATAGATGGGCTAGGTGATTCATCTAACTATACTGGATTCTTTATGCTTACTAAACAAGGTAGCTTACAGAAAACTCAGTCAACGTTTGATGGTGTTACTACTCATAGCTCATATACACCAGCATTTGATAACGTAAATAATACAGATGTTTGGGTAAATCAGTTAGTTAATGATTCTGATGTAAATGCAATTAAATGGACTGCGGTTAATACTACTAACGCTCAAAATATTATTTTTAATAGCGACTATAGTAAAACTAAGTATGAAATTGAAACACTAGATAACGATAATATTAAAATATTATTTGGTGATGGTGATTTTGCTGATATTCCAAACGGTAAATTTGATTTCTGGTTTAGGGTATCGGATCCAAATCCATCACCTATTCCTACATCTGCAATTAGTGATCTTACAACTAGTATTGCATATACAGGTAGTGACAATAATACGTATTACACAATTATTAATTACACACTTGTACACCCAATTCAAAACGCAGCACCTAGTGAAGATAAAGACCATATAAAAGTTAATGCTCCATCTGTTTACTATACTCAAAATAGAATGGTAAATGGTCAGGATTATAACTCGTATCTATTGCAAGATCATTCAATACTAAAGTTATCTGCAATCAATAGAACATATGCAGGTCATAGCAAATACACCACGTTTAATGATGCAAGCGGCACGTACGATGTTATTAATCACTTTGGATCTGACTTATCGGTGTATATTAATTATGATGTAGCGACGATTAAGGTGTCTGCTAATACATCAGCTATCGCATTAATATCAAACTATTTACAGCCATTGTTATCTAATGCACAAAATACCTGCTACCGCACACTAAAAAAATTACCAGCTCGTAGATTGTTCACCCCGGCTGAAAAACATAGATTTGTGTTTGAGCAATTAGGTGAGATTTACGATATTACTGATGGTAATCCACCAAATCCAAAATTACCGGCTGACATATATTACATTGAAAATGAGAGCACGTATAAGCCTACAACGACAATTCCCGCTGCGGAAAGTGCCAAGCTTGAGTGGATATTTTCCATTAATAAAGCAAACGGGTTCTGGACTATAAAGTATCGCACCGCTGCGATTGTAACTCATAGCCCAACCACTAAATTTTGGAACAATAATACAACAGATATTATAAACATATTGGATATTAATCCTGGTAGTTCACGCACTGCTGCTAATAGTCCAAAACAAAGCTACGATATTATTTTACCAGTGATAGGTAACCGTACATACGACTCAACTAGCAATACAGGCCTACAAGACTTCAATAGCTTGCTTGTCACAGTGATGGATAAAAATAACGACGGGTTTCCAGACATTGAAGAAGTTACTAAGCTGATTAATAATACTATTGTAACTAATGTTGCAGATACACAATTATATGAAGATAGTAAGTATGGTCGGTTATTTAATAGAGTATTTAACGCACCGTTTGATTCATACAATATTAGTAATCCAACTATTCAATTAGACTATGATTTCTTAACTACTGATGTTACAATTACAGGTAACGTCACTAAAGAGTATGATGTTGATGCTGCGGGAGTTAAAACAACTAACATTACTTGGGCAGAAAGTGCAAACCCTATTGCAAACAGTATCACTATTACTAACCCAGGTCCAAACTCTATAATTACTGTAACTATTAAAGATTTTGTATATCTGTATCGTGCAACATTAGACGATGCGTTTCAACCAGCTCCAGGTAATGAAAGTGTTAAAGCATGGTTAGTTGAAGAACTTGCACTTAACCACATACACTATATTCGTAAACCAGGTAGAAGTAACCTTAACTTCTTATGGCAGCATACACCTACTACTGATACTAGAATCAATCCATCAACATCGAATATTATTGATTGTTTTATTATTACTAATGGGTACTATGAAAGCGTACTATCATGGGTACAAGGTACGTCTAATATTAAACCAGTTAAACCAACTCCATATGAGCTTAGCAACACGTATGGTAAATTAATACAAAATAAAATGATATCGGATGAACTTGTATTGTCATCAGGTGAGTTTAAAATTATATTTGGTAAATACGCATCGCCTGAGCTACAAGCAACTGTAGTAGTGGTTAAGTCTGATACATCTACATTAACTGATAATCAGATTAAAACACAAATAGTTAGTGAAGTATATAACTATTTTGATATTAATTATTGTAACTTTGGTGATACATTTAACTTTACAGCGTTGTCAGCACATCTACATAATCAATTATCTAGTAACGTTAATTCTATAGTAATTAAACCTAAGAATACGCAATTTGGTGGGCTGTTCCAAATTCATGCATTAGAGAATGAGATTATTATTCCTGCTATCACGTTAGACGACATAGAAATTGTATCATACTTAACATCATTAAATATTGGGGCAGCTGCTAACAACGTAAGTAATGTAAATTACGGTACAGCTACAAACGATCTCGCAGATATGGTTGCAAGATATGAAGCAAACTTTACAAATAAACCATCTAGTAATGAAGCGAGTCCTACACAACCTAGAGTAAGAATTTCACCACCATCACCAATTTCATTAATTGATAACCTGGTACCGAGACCAACTACGCCTACAACTCCTTAGTAATACAAGGTTAAATGTAAAATGATTTAAATTCAAACGTATTAAATATTTCCTCATTTGGGTAGCCACGGATGTTAGATACAATCTTACATCCGTTGTACTCAACATCTAACCCATCGTGCGCATGACCGTAAATCCAATACGATACATTGTTGATATATTTCAACAGATCTGCGCAATAACAACCATTAGACTCAAAATCATCCTGATGATGTGGGCTGGCCGTTATAATCGATGGGCTATGATGTGAGACAACAACATTAGTATACTTACTATAGTTTACACTAGCTAAAAATTTAATAAACTTATCATGTTCTTCTAACCATGAATAAGTATTAAATCTATCACCACCCGCTGTAATCTTTCTAAAATCGCTTAAGAATTTATTAGCAGTCATAATAGTGCGGGCATCTAACGCATTAAATGATGTCCATCCAGTACCACCAATAAATTGAATGTCATCTATAACTAAACACTCGTTGTGTAATACATGTAAATTATCAAGCTTATAAAAACTTTTTAATTTTACAATATCACTAAG